TTACTCTGTAATAACTACATTGCCAGCAACCGGACCTTTAGTACCATTCTCAATGGAGTATGAGACTTTTTGCCCTTCAAACAAGGTGCGGAAATTATCGCTCTGGATAGCAGAAAAATGTACAAATAAATCTTTACTACCGTCCACAGGAGAAATAAAACCGAATCCCTTATCGGCATTAAACCATTTTACTAAACCATTCATCTTTTTTGACATTTTGTATTCCTTAATTTGGCCTTCCGGCGAACATGGTTTTATTACAGAAACTACTTAGTGCTTAGTGGGGAGACTCAAAGAAGGGATAAATATAAAACACCTGAAATGAGAACTGCTTTAGTAAACTACTTTGTATTTTGTCTGTTCTTCAAACCGACGCGACCATTAACGCACGGGCGTATATAATAATCAATGTTTATTTTAGCTATCCAGATCTCACGATTGCTGAAAAATATTTCTGGCATTATCCAGGGGTATGTGTATAGTGCAACACGTTATTAGCTTTAAGGAATTTTTTTGTCTCGTAAAATGACAGGAATTGTCAAAGCCTTTGACTGCAAGAGCGGTAAAGGCCTTATCTCCCCCTCCGATGGTCGCAAAGATGTACAGCTTCACATTTCAGCCTTAAGTCTCCGTGACTCAGAAGTACTCATCCCCGGATTACGCGTTGAGTTTTGTCGAATAAATGGTCTTCGAGGCCCCTCGGCTGCGAACGTTTATCTCTCATGACCTGTAGCCGCCCCTCCTGACTTCTGGATTCATAAAAGAGAATTTCAAAACAGGGAGAGTTTCATATGTATCAGAAAATCTATCTCAACGACTGGCTGACAGGCCTTAAGAGCTCATGCTGCACGCTGATAGTAACTCTGCTTGTTTTCATCTAACCTGTAGTTCACCGCATACTGATGGTGCAAATAGACCGGTAAGAGTTGCAATAGCGTTGGCGTATCTGTGTTGCGCCCGTCAAGGTGATATGCTTGCGTCACCCCCCAAATGCCTGTGATGCACAAAGGATGAAAGCCAGGGGATTTCCGATCTTGAAGGTTCGCTGAGCGAGAAGCGGGAAATTTCAGGCACAAAAAAACCACCCGTAGGTGGTTTCACGACACTGCTTATTGCTTTGATTATTCTTTTCTTTCCCATGGTACCCGGAGTGGGACTTGAACCCACACAGCGCGAACGCCGAGGGATTTTAAAAACTAACCATAGTTTATAAAAATCATAAGCTTATGATTACACTAGTTTTGTTTAAAGAGCAATATGGATTATAGCGGCTTATCAGTTGTATTTCATCGCCATCTTGGATACCTTCAATGAGTTAAAGTTTACAGTCTTTGCTCATGATTAAAGATTCACTTTTTCGGTCCATCTAATACGACCTCAACAGTTTTACCATCCTTCTTATCCCAATAGCCAAACTCCTTTGTGTTTACAAATTCTTCTGAGATCTTTTTGCATAATCCGTTATAGCGGTCATTAACAATGCTTCGAAGCAGTTGACATAGCTCGAGAAAACCTTGAGTATTTTCAGAGGAGGTAAGCAACTCACCTGACAAAAATGGTTGATATATCTCAGCAAAAATATATGAATTAATGTTTTTCTTAGTTTGGTCAACTGCTAAAGTAATCTTATAATCTTCATGTATAAAATCGCCCTTGTGAGCAGCAAAATTATTTCTTGCATGTATGATTTCGTCATGTAACTCTCTGAATTCTTCTGGTACATGCTTTCTTTTATCGAATGTAAAACCACGTCCTGAGGCAGTTGTAAAGCAACGCCCATACACTGTTAAAACTGAAACATATAAACTTTTCAAGATGAATGCTTCATCATTATCTCTATCGGGGAAAAAATCAGAAGAAACGCCTTCAAGCAATTTGGATTTACTTATTATATTCAACCATTTAATCACATTCCTCAGATCTTTATCAATAGCACTAAAGGATTTCATCTGCTCGACTCTAGGCCCAGACAAAATAATCCTTGGCAAAATCCTACCTTTCTTTTTATACATGCGCGTAAAAGAGTGCTCACCTACTTTAATATGCCTTACTTCAATATCCTTGTATTGCTCTACTTTAATACATTCCATTTAACGCTCCATTAGGCTTAGCGTAAAAATACATTTACCTTACGCAATTTCTATTAGAAATATCTATATTATCAAAAGGATTTAGCATAAGAGCTGCATCCAAATGGTCTGGTGCAAAATGCGCATACTTCATAGTCATCGTGATAGTGCTATGACCAAGAATTTGCTGAAGTACCAGAATATTTCCCCCGCGCATCATGAAATGACTAGCAAAAGTATGTCGGAGAACGTGGGTGCACTGACCCCTTGGCAGTTCAATATTTGCTCTTTTTAGAGCTGACTTGAACGATTCGTAAGCTGGGGAGAACAAGCATCCACGCTTCTTCGGCAAAAGGTTTTGCAGTTTGTCAGAAATGGGAACCGTACGATTCTTTTTGCTTTTGGTCTGTATGTAGGTCAATCGACCAGGCAATATTTGAGATTGTCGTAAATCCTGAGCCTCACTCCACCGTGCCCCTGTTGCCAAGCAGATCCGCACGATGATACCTAAATCTTTATTAGTGGACTCATCACAGGCCGTAAGCAACCGCTCAATTTCATCTTGGTATAGGAAGGATAATTCCTGATCTCCTTCCCTGAACTGCCGAATGCCATCTAATGGGTTTTCACCACTCCATTCCCCAAGACGTTTAAGCTCAGAAAAAACAGCATGAAGGTATGACTGTTCGCGATTAACTGTTGCTTCACTAAGCTGTTTTTTACCTTTCTGATTCCACTCGCCATTAAGGCGGCGTTCACGATATATAGCAAACGTATTTTTACTGAACGTTAACGCTACAGGATTTCCTAAACGCTCGCACATTGCATCCAATTTAACTTTCCGTTCGTCTCCCGAAGTAAGTGATTTACCATGCATCTCATACCAACGACTGACAAGGTTGGACAATGTTTGACGATTCTCCCCTACAGCAAGGACGGAAGCATAATTCATCTGGCGACGCTCAAATGAAAGCGCTTCGCCCTTAGTGGCAAACTGCTTGCGAATACGCTTTCCGTTTGCACCATGAGGATAGCATTCACACAACCACTTTTTTGATGGCAGTTTACGAACGGTCATTCTTTTTAGCCCGGGCCAACAAATCTCGAATTTCCGCCAAATTTGAATTTTCTGGAATACTATCAAGATACGGGTCGCAGTCATATACCAGTTGTTCAGCTTTAACGAAATCTTGCCACTCCGTTGGGTCTAGTTCATAGGCCATTGCAGACATATCATCTTCATCACCCTCTGGCACCCACGTAACAAGATAAAACAGCTCTTCATCAGGCTCATCGTCTTCATCTTCTACGATCGAAACTTCGACAACAGTAATGCGAAAAGTGGGATCAGTTTTAGAAATATACAAACCTTCTTGTGGAACAGTTGAATAGTCGCTCATAAAAATCCCCTTCTATAACAGTTTAATTAAAAAAGTACTGCACCAACCAGGCCACCAATTAAAAAGATGAAACTTAACTCTTTAGGGTACGCACGTAATAAATCCAATAGAGACAGACGCTCGAGCGTATCCAGAATCACTTTATCTTCACCACTCTGCTCATTGTAAATCCAGCCCAATGCCTGCTGTAGCTGCTCTTTGGATAGATCAGCAAGGTGTCGGTTCCCAAAAGAAATATCACAATATTGATACAGGCGTTGTCGCTGTTCTTCGTCAGAGGTTTTCTTCAGGAGTTGATGCATAAGAGCCTTGCACGCACTAGTATTGCGGAGTTTATCAAGTTCTTTTTGCAGGTATTCCACTGCAGCAGGGTATTGCTCTTTCGTTATTTCGTTAATGCTTTTAACACCGACTTCGGCATGAACACGTTGCCAGACAATGTAACCTTCTTCATTGCTGGCTTCGGAGAGATCCTTCGCCAGCTGATTAAGCTGCTTACGCTGTGCCGGAACAAGCGGTTCTGATTCAGTGTCTTTACTACCAGATAAGGAGATGCTTACGAAATCCCGCCCGATAAGCTGGTCAACTTTAACGGCCCCTTCATTAAAATCACGACCTGCTGCACGATTCTCTTTACCGCTGATACTGTTATTACCCATACAACTCCCTGTCGTTAGCCTGGTTCTTGCTATTTTTTCTCTTTGTAATCACGCCCAGCAGCCCGGTTGCCATGGCCTGAAACATTAACGGTTGTTGATGCTGATATACCTGCATTCAGAGCGGCCAGGGCTGCAGCTTTCAAGGCGGCGGGAGCTTTTTTGTACAGTTGAAGTAGTTCTTGCTCGTCATCACTCAGATCTGCTGATGAGCGAACCCCGGTAACTACATACAGGACATCCACTCCAAATTTTGATACGGCACTCAGATATGAAGCATCGGGCAGCCGTTCACCTTTTTCATAATTAAGTTGAGCTAATTTTTTAACGCCACCTATGTCACCAAAGGCAACCTGACTCAATCCCAGACGTTCACGCTCTTCTTTAAGACGCAAGCCTATACTCAAATGCATACGAAAACCCTTGATATGTATTCATTCGAATACCACAATGTGAGTCATAGATTCTTAGCAGATCACAATATACCACTATGAAACAAGACGATCAGAAAGAAAGGTCACGTTTACCGAAAGGTATGGCGTCTGGTGGACCGGTAGCAATGCGTTTGACTGCTGACGAACGTGCAGCCCTTAGCGAACTAGCTACAAAAGAGTGCCGCTCTATTTCTAGCATGGCCCGAATGGTGTTTTTACAGGGAATGAAAACATCAAAAGCTGAATAATACCGGAGGAAAGATGGAAAAAATCACCATCAACATGAATGTCTCAGCGCCTTATCTGTCCCTCAAAGAATACGCCAAAGTGACCGGCATCCCCTTTGATACCTGCCGAGGTATGGTTAGGGATGGGCGAATAATTATCAGACCAAAAGAACTCGCCGGAGGAAAAATTGAAGTGAATATGGTTGCGATGTTGAAAGACGCAATAGCAAACAGTTAGGAGACTACAAAATGGCACTATCTCAATGCCCTTCCCTTGCAAGCTTGTTAAATCAAGCCCAGCAAGTTACTCACCATCGACATCAGCGCGGATGGATAGAAACACCTGATGGTCGCTTCTTTCAACCCAAAGCAAACGAGGTGCAGTTCATAGATGGGCAGCAAGTTCCTTTTATGTCGCGACCACGTAATAAGCGCCGCTGGTTTTCCCGATTAATGGGCATCTTCGCGTAATTCGAGGAAGTGGTTATGTTGATGGATAAGGCAGGACAACAGCCAGGTCGCAGCAAGTTCTTAGAGCAACGGGCGCGGCTGCAAGCCAGTTTGAACGCCTCACGCGTGAATGACACTGCAACCCGTTTTAACCGCCTAGATGATGCCTACAAAAAGGTGATTTTCATCCTAGCAAACGATGCGTCCAAGTACATATCCGGAATGCCGAAGCTGACCGCCAAACAGTTGGGTTGCTCCTACGAAAATCTAACCGAAAAAGAGCAAACGTGCCTTTTGATGGGCATTAAACGCCTTTCCGAATTTGCAGCATCAATGCCGTGGGAATTTGAGGACTACGCCGCACCACGTGCCGAAATTCAGGCGATACGCGACAAACCACCCGCACCAAATAACGCAGTCAATTAACAACTAACTACCCACAAAAAAGAAACAGGCGTTAACACGTCGGGCTTCTTGCACCCTGGAGAAAGTAAAAATGATTCGATCTCTCGTTAAATGGCCCGGTGGTAAAGGTCGCGTTATGCCTGATTTACTGCCGATTCTGCCGAAAGCCGATTGTCTGGTGGAACCGTTTTTCGGGGGTGCTTCTGTTTTTCTTAATACAGAATATCGCCGTTATATCCTGGGTGATATCAACCCCGATTTAATTAACCTGTATCGCCAGATAACCCGCTGGCCTGATGCGGTGATCGACGCAGCTCGCCCACTGTTTAAAGTCTACGGCGATAAAGACGGCTATAAGTGGATCCGCGACGATTTCAACGCCCGCGCCCATGACCTTTTGTCATCGCGCAATGTGTTTGAAGATGGACCGGACGCGGGCAAGATTCTTCGTGCAGCACAATTTCTTTACCTGAACCGTCACGGATATAACGGCGTAGTGCGCTACAACCAACAGGGCGGATATAACGTTCCCTTTGGTAGACACAAAACCCCGCCTTACTTCCCGGAAGAACAGATCCGTTTATTCTCTGAAAAAGCTAACGACACGAAAGCCATTTTCGTGTGCTGCGATTTCCAGAGCACGTTAAAAATCATGATTGGTAGTGACGCGGTTATCTACTGCGATCCGCCATACCTGCCAGCAAGCGACACCGCTAATTTCACCCAATACCACACCGCCCCGTTTGGCATTAAAGAGCATCGCCAGCTAGCTGCCGCCCTACTGGATATTAACCGCCTTACTGGTTCGCCGGTGATACTGTCCAATAGCGACACCCCAGCCACACGCAAGGTTTATCGTTCTTTCAACATCCAGGAAATCAGCGTTAACCGTTCTGTCAGCGCGAACGCCATTACTCGAGGGGCCGCTAATGAGGTGATCGGTATTCTCAAGGTTGCGACTTCTGCGGGCATGTGTGAATGACTAACGCTTTCGCATGGCCCTGGAACGCGCCGCGTCCAGCTGTTGGCCCGTACATATACGAGCCGAAAAAAATCGCCCCGCTTGCCGGGGTGGTGGCGCATCACCCTGCCGTCAAAACACACATCGATCACATCCTCAAGCGTGCCGGTTACAACCCCGACGAGATTCGCGACCGTGATGCGTTGATCCAGTCTCTGGACAGGTACGAACCGTGCGGCCTGCCACTGGCCGCCCATCAAAATATAATCCGGCAGGAAATGGAAGCCGCCAAAGCTACGACGGCAGCCTGGGTAAATACTAGACTGGCCCCCTGA